GTGTGTTGGATTTCTATCGTATTACAAGAACTGACGTCACCGCGGCTAACCCTTTGGGGAACACGTTGGTGTCTGTCAGTCCTCGTAGTACGATGAATTGGACTTTTTCCAATAATGTGATCACTATCCCCGGAGGTACGTTCGGGGATTACTTATTGGATTTCATGTGGAAAGGGACTGCGTCACCTAATTCTGTTGGGCCAGGCGCTACTTTTAGCACCGGGTTGACTTTGGTCAGCTCCGTTGGTTCTGTGGGGGTTGCTGGTGGCTTGTCCTTTTGGAATGATTGGATCGTTACAGTGGACGGTACGCAATCGAGTTATACTATAACTTTTGACGCTACTGGGACTGGATTGCCAGTTGGTTCTTCGCCGAACCAACTTTTGGTGGATGTGACGGAGATACCACGGGCGCCTCCAGCGTCCTGTGCGATCTTCGATCCCGCCGGTCTTGAGTATGAGGATAGGTATGACCAGTACATGATGAGTATTTTGAGTCCTGTTGAGCAGGCCAAATATAGAAGTCATGCTGGGCGTAAATTGAGTCCTCAGAACTCAAATGTTGCTGATAGGTTTGAAAATAGGAAATTGTTGAGGGAGGCGGCTTTTGAGCAATTCCAGTGTAAACTGGAACGTGAGAAGGCCAGAGCCCCCACTTTTGCGGTTATTGGTGACGAGAAGACGGGGAATTGTTTTCGCGCCACCGAGCAGGAGTGTTTGAGATATTATGATGAGCTTAACCTGTATAAGGTTAAAGGGTTTTGGTGGTGCACCGATAATAAGTTACCATTCGAGTCTGGTAAGGCCTGGGTGGTTGATTTTGGATCGGTGGACCCCATCAAGTGTGATGCTGATCTTTACTACAGGATCGCGATGGAGCAGAAACCTGGTCGATTGAGTAGTGAAGAGAAGGAGTTGATTGCGCTCGCTTTGAAATATAAGTGGGCGTCGAATGAGAAAACGACGAAGGCTACTAGTACGAGTTTTGATAACAAAGTACCAGATGTCGTCGTCGAAGTGGGATTAGTAGAGAGTTCCTCCAGCACCTCCTCGGAAGAGGAGGTGCCTGGGATGGACCCGTACACTGTATTGCGTAGGGTGGGTAACTACGGTTACCTATCTTGCAATGATGGGCATTTCGTGGTCCGTACCTTTGAATCAGACAAGATGAAATGGTGGTTTCTCAACGAGGACAATGGTTTTGAGAAGGTTTTTATGGAGACCTTTTCGGAGCTTTTGGCCAATGAGTTTATGACGTGTATCGATTCGATTATCGAGAAAAAGATTAATCCAGAGTCGGACTCGTTGAAGGCAGTATCAGCGCGGAAGATGTTGTTCCGCAAGCGTGGGTCAAAAGATTATTCAACTTTTAACCCGAATCCTGGGTCGGTATAGTTGCGCCGGGATTGTCCAGCATGGGGCTTTGTTCTATGCACGCTAGGTGGTTGGGCGTTCTAAATGCAGCCACACTTTGCGCCGACTGGGGCGCGGTATAAGTACCTTAGAGTCAGAGTACCTTTGAACTGAATGTCTTTATTTGTTTCAGAGAAACAAGTATTGATCTAGTGATCCGAATGGTGAGCGTTGTTCCAGCCTAGGGAACTGAGTAATTTTTATTACTAG